CTTTATGCAGGTTCTGCTGATCTTGTAGGTATACACAAGGGTGAAGATGCTATTATGGATTTTAAACAAACAAACAAACCGAAACAAGAAGCGTGGATCGGTGATTATTTTCTACAATTAGCAGCATATGGTATGGCTCATGACCATGTTTATGGCACTAAAATCAACAAAGGTGTTATTATGATGTGTTCGGTAGACAATTATTATCAAGAATTTGTTGTAGAAGGTGAAAAATTCAAGTACTATAAACACGAATTTTTAAGGAGATTGGATCAATATCATGGCAGATAGAAAAAGTATAATTGCTGAATTTAAGGCACTAGGTGCAACAGGTGAGAAATTAATGCAGATAGAAGCTTTGGATGATAAGGCACTTATGCAATTTTATACTCAAGTCATGGAAGAAATGAAAGCCAAATATAAAAAAGGTGGTCGTGTTGGACTAGAAGAAGGTGGAAGCACAGGTTCTTCAATTCAAGATACTCCTCTTTTTGAATTAGCTAAATATTTAGAAGAATTAAAAAAAAAACAAGAAGAAGCAAGAAAGAAAGCTTCCAAAAAAGCCGGTGGTGGCATGGTTGATAAATCTCTTTATTAAAAACTAAATGCAGTATTTATTGCTAGCCTTAGCATGCTTACCAGGAAATGATTGTCTTAGAATGCATTCAGAAATTATTTATTTTACAGAAGAATCGTGTATCCAAGAGACAAAAGCTATATATTTAGAGCTTTCTGACCTCATAGAGAAGAATAATTTAGTAATATCTATGAGCTGTGAAGGTAGTATTCCTATACCAAGACGACAATTCCTATAAGGAATGTTAGACCCCCTATGTATAAAAAAATAATTTTTAATAGGGTAGGTGCTGGTAATGGTGGTAATGTGCAATATAGGTTGATAAATAAGGTTAAAACAGTCAAAAACACTTACCTGAGTAGTGGTAAGCACTGGTAAATATCAAACTCATTAGCCGTATGAGCTTTGAGTTTTTGTTTGGTTTTATTTACACTTGATGGGGGTCTAATATTCCTTATAGTAAAAATATAGAAATGAAACTACCTGAATTTGTAACCATTGGACCTTTTACTGTTGAATTAGTTCTATGTCCTCATGATATCATGTATGAAGTATCTGAGGCTCAAGGTACTTTTGTAGTCAAACCACCTTATAAAATATATTTAGATAAAGAGATGATGGAAACAGGTGGTCCAGATGCTGTTAATGTTTTAATTCATGAACTTTTACATGTAGGTTATTATCAATATCATTTAAAAGAAAAAGAAGAAGAGACTGTAGTTAATTCTTATGGTAATTTTATGACAGAATTATTATGCCATTCTAAAATAGGTAAGTGGATAAAATCTAATATGTAGCATATCAGTTGTGCAAATATAACAATTCAATTTTTATATAATTAAGTTAAAACTTTTTGCATGATGAATCTAACAAATAGTGCTAAGAACCACTTCCTAAACTTCTTTAGCATTTTATTTAAAAATAACCCGGAAGATGATTTAAAAAATTATTGTAAGGCTGAATATGGTAGTGATTGGCAATGGGCTTATACTGAATATTTAAACTATAATGAATTTCCTAAATCATATAAAAGAAGAAATTTATCATGAGAAAACCTATATGGGCAACTCATATTAAAGTGGGTAATCAAAGCAAAAGAATTAGTCTGTAGCATCTTCCATAGGTTCAACTAGCTTGAGCGTTCTAGGGTTTTTGACTTTATCTTTCATATCCTCAAAATCTCCCTCTTGTAAAAGAACTTTATTCTCTTCTATAATAGTTTGCATTCTTTGTTCTAATTCTTTTTCAGTAAGATCTTCTAGCTTACCATGCTTGATTATCTTTTGTTCTATATATAATCCGGCAGCTTTACCTCTTGCAACCTCTGCATTTACGGCAGCAGACCAGGACTTAGCCTCTATTGCTTCTTGTCTGATCCTTGCTAATTCTGTGATATGTCTTTCATAAGTAATTTCATATTTCTTTTGCATCTCAGCCCTTAGATCATTCATATGCTTGACGACTAATGGAAATTTGTTTGCATTTCTAAGTTCTGAAGCTCTTACATGGCATGAGCCTTCTGCATATCCTGCTTCTAATGCACATTCGGTAGGTGACTTGCGACCTTCATTGAAGACCAACAACTCAGCAAACTTTTTTTGTTGTTCAGTTAATAATTTTGGTAATCCCATAAGAAAAGTAATATCAAGTAAAAGTTATTTTTGCAATACTCTATTTTAGCTTGTGTGCTTGAGGCTTGAGACTTCTGGGCTTGTTGCTTGGGGCTTGTGCCTTATAAGTTATAGATACTATACTCTCATCATTTTCAGATATTTCTATTATACACCGGGCCACATTAGCAGCCCGAAGCTTTTTAATTATTTTTTTATCAATCAAAATAGGTATATTTCATCATCATAAAATTCCTCTGACACAGACCATTCATTTTGCCAATCAATTTGATGTAAATCACAATAATGTCTTAAATCGCAAATTACATCCGCAACTCTTACATACTCGGCTTTTTCGTCATCTTGTAGATCTAGTAATTTTTTTATTTTATTTGCTCTATCTTTGTTAGTTCTGACTTTAATCATTTATGCCCCCTTATTTTCTATACAAATTTCTTGTTCAATTAAACTTTTAGCCATACGGCCAAAAGTTCCCTGTAGTGTCCAAGCCAATCCTGTGTTTATTAAATGCTGCCAAGCTTTTATATTTTCTTCTTCATCTTTACATTTAATAAAACCTTCGCATATTCCTATTGCTTTTAAATCGTCCATTTATGCCCCTTACTTTCTAATACAAAACCAGAATAATCGGTTCTTGCTTTTCCTTTGGCTTTTAATCCGGCAATAATATTATTGCCGTCTAAAAATCTTAGGTCGCTTTCATCCGCATTAATAACCTTATAACCATTAAATGATTTAGGTAAATGATCTCTAAAAACTGCCGCAATATTGCCCCCTAATTTCAAAATATTTAAGGCTTTGTCCTTGTTATCTTCATTGAGACTATAGGTCAAATGATAGTTAGACGGCATTTGGCCGTTTACATAAGCTAAAACCCTTTTATATATTTTCGTATAATCGTAGAATTGAACCCTTGAAAATTCTTCAAAAATTCCTGTATTTTCAAAGGATATGTCCGAAGTACCATTTAATCTAACAACAGGGATTAATTTTTTGTTTTCTGCCTTAATAATAAAAGCTTTTATTTCTTTTCTAAGTTGAATTAAAAAACTTTCCCTTTCTTGTATATACCAACGTGTTTTATTAATACGGCCTTCTTGTACATTACTAAACGCTCCATGCCCTGCAGTATATAAACAAGATTTTAAACAACCTTGGCTGGCCTGTGGACAAACATTAAATCCAGATTGAACTCCAGGGGCTAAATATAAAATCCCTGTCATATATCCGTATTTTTGGCCTTTGATTGTTTTGGCGTTGTTATCAATATTTAATAACTTTTTAGATTTTTTAAATTCTAGCATACTATTAGACTTTATCCTTTCCCATATTTTCAACGGCTTTTTTCCATATTTTAGAACATTCTATAAACCCTTTTTTTTCTGCTTCAAAACAAACTAGGTCCACCATATCACACATATTTGAAACAGTGTGATCAGGCAATAAATCGCTAAATTTGTTTTTAAATAAATCTTTTAGTATTTGTTTATTATCTTGTTTATTATCTTGCATTGTTTTTATACCTCTTATTTCTGTCTTATTTATATCATAATATCCCATATTAGACAAATAAATATTAATAGATTATACATAATAATTGAATGATAATTTTACTATGAAACCTGAAGCTAAATTATGGCATGAATTAAAGAAAAAAACCCCTTTAATTTCATGGACAAGATTAGAGAGTTCGGCATCTTTGGGATTACCTGATTTACTAGGTTATACTGATACTAATGGATTTTTTACAGTAGAATTAAAAGTAAAATCTAGTAACAAAATAAGGTTTTCACCCCATCAAATAGCGTTCCATTATACACATCAAAAAAATAGCTTCATCTTAGCCAAGGCCCTCGATCCTTTATCCTATAAACTTTATCCAGGGGCCTCGGTCCTTGCTCTATCAAAAGGCGAACCGGTCCGGGAACTAGCTGCCAATTGGTTAGATATTCAAGAAAAACTTATCCACAACTAATAATATTTTATCCTTGACTTTCCCATAATATCCGTTATACTTTCAAGGGTGGAGGGCGGGTATATATTCCTTAAAAGTTATCCACAGTTAATTTTATATAGTCCCATTTTATACTTTACTTTCCCATAATAAAGATTATACTTTTAAGGGTGGAGGGCGGGTATATAAATTTTTGACTTAGCGAGCTCGCTCGCTCGCTTGCTCACTCACCCACCCC